GCGTCTTGCCCCACTTGGGCTAGTGCCATGTTTATTACTTCTTCAGTATCCCATTCTGGGCGTACTAACTCGCTTTCAGCCTTAACTAAAAACTCAGGCGTTACCGGAAAGCTAGCAACCGCATATAAGTTATCTTCTGAGTCTTGCCAAGATAGTTCAGTATACGTTTTACCGTCTGCTAAACTGTAACCCAAAACCATCGCCAATTCATTTGCTGCTGGTCGTAATAAATCCGGTACTGCTGCTGTGATTCTCATTAGAACCCTCCTGTTACTGTTATTGTCCAACCCCGTGAACGCATAGCTGTAATAGCTGCTTCGCCTGTTGAGCTTGGAGCATTACCACCTGATTGTCCAAATGTTCCGTTAGACGTACCGTTGCTGTTAATGCTAACTAGTATGCCATCAATGCTAGACTCTGATAAGTTTGTGTCATTGAATGCATTAGTGAAATTAGTCGCTAGGCAAGTGTCAAACATGTTTGCAGGGAATGTAGCTAGCAGGCCGTTATACCGCCAAGCCTCTTGAAAACTAGTACCACTACTAGTATCAATTAATGGGAAGCTTGTTAAGTTGCTACCGAACCAAGCACCCTGAAAATCAGTACCACTTGATGTATCAATTAATGGAAAACTTGTTAAGTCGTTATTACGCCAAGCAGAATTAAAACTAGTAGCGCTACTTGTATCAATTAATGGGAAGCTTGTTAAATTATTATTGAACCAAGCATAAGTAAAATTAGTGCCACTACTTGTATCAATTAACGGAAAGCTTGTTAAATTATTATTGAACCAAGCCTGACTAAAATTAGTACCACTTGATGTATCTAATAGCGGAAAGCTTGTTAAGCTGTTACCGAACCAAGCCTGACTAAAACTAGTACCGCTAGATGTATCAATTAAAGGAAAGCTTGTTAAATTATTATTGAGCCAAGCACCTTGAAAATTAGTACCACTTGATGTATCAATTAACGGAAAGCTTGTTAAGTTGTTATGGCTCCAAGCATCCTTAAAATTAGTACCGCTAGAAGTGTCTATTAATGGAAAGCTTGTTAAGTTGTTATTGTACCAAGTAGCATATAAATTAATACCACTTGAAGTATCAATTAACGGAAAGCTTGTTAAGTTGTTATTCTGCCAAGCAGATTGAAAACTAATACCACTAGATGTATCTAATAACGGAAAGCTTGTTAAGGCGTTATTGTACCAAGCAGCTTGAAAATTAATACCACTTGATGTGTCAATTAACGGAAAACTTGTTAGGGAGTTACCGAACCAAGAAGCATAAAAAGTAATGCCGCTAGACGTATCAATTAATGGAAACTCTGTAATTTCTCCCATATCACGCCAATAATTAGTAAAATCAGTAACAGCTCCATAGCTCGCAGTAGCCCCTTGCGAGACAAAATCAGATTCAACCTTCGCTAAATCGCTCGCACTAACAGCACCATCACGCAATAGTAAATTGTTAATAGTGTTGCTTGGAAAGTACGTACCGCCTAAAGTGTACTCACCAGCTGGTATAGTCACGCCATAACTCGCAGTGCCATCAACTGTACCCAGCACCATTGAGCCTGTCCAACCGCCCACTGGTATATCTATAATGATTGCATCATCTACTTTGTCTAACGTTAGTCTGTCAGGTGTGACGTTGTATGTTGGACGAGCTGCTGAGACTGGTTGTCTTGCGTGGTTGCCTAGGACTTCTTTGACGCTAACGTTGTCTATTGTAGCCGCTACTATTGAGCCAAATCTCCTTTTAATTTCAAAAGAAGTGCCAACGGCTGTAATGTACCCCGTTGCAATTCCTGACTGAGATACCGCCCTTTCAGCTCCTAGACCAGCTACCACACTGAGAATTCCACTTGTCACGGTTACATCAAAAGAATAAAAATACGTTTTACCAATTTCAAGCGGGGGGATTTGGTACAGCGCTGAATAACTCCCATCTGTTGAAATTATATGACCTTCACCACCTGATATGTTTGATTCACCATTCGAGACCCACCCTGTACTGCCATCACTAAAATCACCATTAGTAATCAGCTCACTACCAAGCTCTAAACCCTGAGACTTATCAAGCATCAACCCTACAGGCTGACTGTCTGCAGTAACCGGTGCAGCGCCGCTGCTATTTTGAAACAGCGTTGTAATTTCGTTAGGCTGATACCATGCGCCATCTTGACCTGATGAGAATAAGTCAGCTATAGAGAAAGGCAGATCTCCACCATTTCTTGAGCGCCTGCGCTTTTGAGCGTAATACGCGCGGAACCTCATCGAGTCGGGCAGAGCATACAAATTTTTATCAGCCATTTTTAACAACCTTTTTGATTTTCTTGCGCTTGTTTTTAGCGTATTTTTTTACTTTTTTACTCTTCATTTTTCTTAACGCTTGGCTTGGATTTTCTTTTTTGTTTTAATAGCGCTTCTTTTTTTGCAATTCGCTGTTTTGCTATTTGCATTAGTAAGTCATCAGCTTCAATACGCGCGCCAATCTCATTGCCTTCTTTATTCTTAGCCATTTCCATTCCAAATAATTAAATTTTATTTATTATAGCACACAAAAAAAAGCCCACCAACATGGCAGGCTTTTTAACAATTATAGGATTCTAGTTAGTAACCAAGAACGCTAAAGGAATTGTTTTGCGTGACTGTGTAACACGATCCCAAGTTGCTGCCAATCTTAGCTCTGCTAGTGTATAAGATACGCTTGTTGGCGTTCCAACATCAGCAAAACCAAACGGATGTAGCAACCATGTTTTACGCTCACCGATTTCATTAATACCACCACCGTTGCCTTGTTTTGCTTCGCGGTTAACTTCAACCGGCAAATATGGAGAGCCTTCGCCATAAGCAAACGCACCAGAGCCAAACAAAATAGACGTGTATTTAAATCCGTCAGTTGATCCGGCAGTAACAGTCATTCCATCATCTTCAATAAGGCGCAAACCTTGGAAGGTTGGAATAGTCAAACGACCTTCACTGTCCGGAATGAAATCAATATCGTTATTTTTACGCAATTGTCCCATAACTTTTGAGTGAACACATAACGAGTTAAACATGCTACCAGCATCGCCAGCAGTACCCACGGCATCAACAAAAGCGTCAACGTTAAACTTGGTCGCGGCAGTTTGTGCTGCAACAGACTCGGCGGCAACATCAATAACCATGTCGCCTGAATCGTTTGCAACGTTATCGGCTAAAATGCCGTCACAAGACGCAAGCAAACGGCGTTGCCATTGACGAACCCAGTATGTACCAAATCGGTTAGATACTTGCTGATTGGGCGAACTGCCTGCTAATTCTCCAGCTAAATCGGCATTACTATACCACTGATTTAAATAAGCAGAACGAGCAACCTGCTTTCCAGTTGCAAGCTTGTTAGGTGTGGCGCTGTTTGCTGTATCATCCGAAACATTTGGCTCATCAGTCGGATCTAAATCATGCCAAAATGGCAAATTGATTGTGTTTCCGCCTTCAAGCGCACTAGCGTCAAGCATTGGGTTGCGAATTACAACACCTGATTGATAAAACGCGGTTAACTCTGGCAAGTCTTCGGCAGTATAAGTGCCATAGACTTCGGGTACAATTACATCACTAATTTGAGTGGTTGACATTATTTTTTACTCTTTATTTTTGGCGTTAAGCTTCTGCTTTTAACCTATTAAATTCAGTTGGATTTTCACGTAACAAAGCCAAGCGCTCTGAATCGTTCATATCCTTCATTTGTTTTGGTGCTGCGCGTCCTGCACCTCCTGAACCATTGCCGCCCTGGTTGCTTGCTGCAACTCGGCTAGCTTTGCCCTGGGGTGATTCTGCCCATTCCTTCATGAACTCACTTAGTGATTTTTCGCCGATCATGGCTTGGCCATCGACAATTTTTGCTTGCGCTGATAATGCTTGTTGTATTAAAGGCATCAAATCCTTAGATACATCATATTGCACTAACTGAGCGTTTAAGCCGTTATCAACTAAGAGCTTATGAATTAGCGCGTCTTTCTCAGCCGTGCCAGCCTTTAGTTTTTCCAGTGCGTTATTATACTCATTCTCTTTGATAGTGAGCGCGCCCTGATAATTTTCTTTTGATTCTAGTTGCTGACGTTCAATGTTAGCCTCTAAAATCCGTAATTTTTCTTTTGCGGATTCCTCAGTATTTAACGAGCCTTTTGCTTTTGAAAGCTTTTCTTCTAGCTCGGTTTTTTTACTAATTAATCCACCAGCAAGGCCGTTAACTGCCTCGATTTGTTCAGGCGTTAGCCCGTCTATCTTGTCTAATCCGTTTAACATGTCAAACCCTTCAGGTTATAAAAAGCACTTGGTGCTGTAAATATTAGTTTACAGTTTAACACTTGTTTATGTAGCAATCAAATGACAGTTATCAACCGCCGTCGCCAATTTTATCAAATGCCAACTGTAATGATTGTTTATCTTTTAATTTTGAAAGGCTGATTGGCTGGAAAGTTTCATCTAATGTTAGTTGTTTAAATTTTGCAACTGACAACCCACCATCCAAAAACAGTGCGCCTCGTTCTTCTCCGAGAGTATCAAGCACGAAAGCTCTACCGTTCTCACCCTGATTGCCTTGCTCTTTTAACCAGTCGTAATATGTAACGTCGGCTTTTACCTGTTGACCACCTTCAACACCCCTTGACGCTCTTGTGTTCACGCTGTCGTCTAATCTATAACGCGCATCTAATACGGGCGCTGTGCTGCTCCTGCAATTCGGATGCGCTGGTGGGTATCGTTTGTTTTTGTCGTTGTTCTTGTATACCTTTCCATCTAACCCTTTGCAGACGTCGCTTGTTCGCCCGTCTAGCGTTGAAACCCATTCATAACCGATGATCACATCATCATTTTGGTTAAATGTTTCCTGTCTTGCCAGGTTACTGGTGTGTGTTGTCGCTGTTCTAACCATTGTCTTTACTGACGACCTGGTTTGTTTATCCAGTATTCCGTTTTTGCCTGCGATTTCTTGCGTAATTTGTTGGTTGGTTTTTCCTGTAATAAATCCAGTCCGTATGATATCGCTAACTTTTTCAATTTGATTTGCTTCCCAGCCTTTTATAAACGGTTCTAATAATTTAACGCCTGCACTATTTGGAAACACTAACGGCTCTGACAATACACCAGACCAGGCTTGAGCAGGTGATGGAATTGCTAAAACAACAGCGGGTGAGTCAACAGCTTTGTCTAGTGCTGCAACTTGCCATTCAGCCTCGCTGCCTGCGAATTCCTCCAACTCCTTAAACAATATTTCTGTTGTGTATTCACCATAGATAACCATCGAGGCTTTTTTATATTCAGCAATTAGACTATTAATGCGCCTGATGTTTGTTGTTTCTGTTGGCGCATCAGCCATAACTATTTTAAGTTCACGTTGCAATTGAGTAAGCGAAGGATCAAACAAGTTCGCAAGATATCCAGCAAAACGCTGAACATAAACGGCGTGCCTAGACGACTGCTGAACAGTTAAATCTGTCACGAATTGTTGATCCTATCTTGTGCAATATTAAAGTATGTTTCATCTAATTCAATACCGATAAAATTACGGTTTAGGTTTTTAGCTGCTACGCCAGTGCTACCTGAACCCATTGTAAAATCTAATACCGTTTCGTTTTCGTTGGTGTAAGTTTTAATTAAGTACTCCATTAGTGCGACTGGTTTTTGTGTGCTATGAACGGTTTTTGACGCGCTCTTGAATTTCTGTATTGTTTTTGGGTAGTTTGTATGGGTCTGTCGGTATGACGTAGCGCGCTTGCCTCCACCGTTATTATCAGAAATCTTTGCGCCCTGCTTGGTTATTTTATCACACTCGATCAACCCTTGTGGATTGTAGGGAGCGACCCCATTGCAAAAAACTATCACGTCTTCATGTATTTTTAA